TGATACAGACATTACAGGATGGTGAAAACACTCTTGTAATGCGTAAGGTAGGAGCTTCTATTCTCAAAACCATTTATGAAGATTATAAAGTCGCTGCGGCCGGTCTTGGCATCTCCCATTTGTTCAAGTTCCAACAGAATACTATTAAGTGTCTGGTTAATGGTGCGAAGATAGATTTTTCCGGTCTTGACGATCCGGAGAAGATAAAAGGTATCTCCAACTATAAGCGTGTTCAGTTAGAGGAATGGTCAGAGTTCGAGCATCCGGATTTCAAGCAGCTACGTAAGCGTTTGCGTGGTAAGAAAGGGCAGCAGATTATTTGTACCTTTAATCCGATCAGTGAAAGCCACTGGATAAAGAAAGAGTTCATTGATAAAGACAAATGGCATGATGTGCCAATGTCTGTTACCATTGCCGGCAAAGAGTTGCCGGAGGAGCTTACTAAGGTCAAATCCGTAAAGAAGAATGCGCCTCGGCAAATACTTAATCCTCGTACGAAGCAGATCGAGGAACAGGAATCAAATACAGTTATTATCCAATCTACCTATCTGAATAACTTTTGGGTTGTTGGTTCACCTGATGGTACATACGGTTTTTATGATGAGCAATGTGTTGCCGACTTTGAGTATGATAGAGTTCACGATCCGGATTATTACAATGTGTACGCATTGGGAGAGTGGGGTGTTATTCGTACCGGTAGCGAGTTCTTCGGTTCGTTCAACCGTGGCAAACATTCCGGTGAACATAAATATATCCCGGACCTGCCTATTCATATATCAGTAGATAATAACGTACTGCCATATATCAGTGTGTCGTACTGGCAAGTAGATTTCACTACCGGTATCAAGGTTTGGCAGTTCCATGAGACATGCGCCGAAAGTCCTAACAATACAGTAAAGAAGTCCTCTAAACTTGTAGCCAAGTATCTGAAAGATATCAGGTATAGTGATAAAGTCTACCTACACGGGGATGCCTCAACAAAGGCGGCCAATAGCATTGATGATGAAAAACGCTCTTGGATGGACTTATTCATAGATACATTGCAGAAAGAAGGATTCGAGATTGAGGATAAAGTAGGCAATAAGAATCCGAGTGTTGCCATGACTGGTGAGTTTATCAATGCTATCTTTGATTGTACTGTTCCTGGCATAGAGATATACATCGACGAATCATGTTCGGTATCTATCGAGGACTACATGAGTGTACAGAAGGATGCTAACGGTGCCATTCTTAAAACCAAGGTCAAGAATAAAACTACTTTGCAAACTTATGAGGAACATGGGCATTTATCCGATACATTCCGATATGTTGTAGTAGATTTATGCAATGAACAGTATATTGAGTTCAGTAACCGGAGAAAAAGGAACTTGTATGGAAATAAAGGAGTGTTTTCATTCTTTAATCCGGATAAGGAATATACATACGACAATAAAATTGTTTATTTCATTCCATATATCAATAGTAAGTTTATTCTCCTTCAGGTTTTCCAGTGTGGTAGTAAATGGCATTTGGTAGATGTTGCATTTAGGCAGCAGGAATCCATAGAGGATGTAAAAGAATCAATTGTAAGTCATGATGCGTCAAAATATGTAGCTGAATGTTCAAGTGCATTCTTCTCTATGATTAGAGAAATTAGAAAGGTTCTTCCAAGTGTCAAGGTATTGCCTGAGTATGCAGATGTTGACAGAAGGATAGCAGCTACATCTGACTTCATCAAGGAGAATATCTTATTATCGAGTAGTAAATTGGACGAATCAGATGAATATAGCTCTTTTTTATCTAATGTTTTGGATTATAATTTGGATAGTGAAGAGAAAGAGGGAAGTACTGCGTTAAGTGGTTTAGCATATTATCTAATAAAATTAGGCTCACATTGATATGTCTTGTAAGTCGTTGACAGATAGTGAGTAATACCCGTTTTTATTCTTACTCTAATTTCCAAGATTTTGCGATTTTGAGAAACCGTTTATTCTTCTACATATATTTGCCACAAACAGAATCAATATGGCATTTTTCGGATTGTTAAATAAGAAGAGTACTGATATATCGCAGCTTGTAGCCGAAGAGGTCGGCAAGCTACTGAACACGCTTCCTAAAAGACGTTTCAGGATAACAGAGGATTATTTTAGCCCCTATGTAGCTGATGCTAATTTTCTTACTTTATTCTGTACGGTAGGGGAAGTCTTTTTCCCTATTGATTATATCGCAAGCCGTATTGCTGGTGGAAAGTTCCTACTAAAGAAAGCTTCAGATGATTCAGTGGTATGGAATAATCAGCAATTTAATGAGATGTTGAGTAGGCCCAACTGCTTATCATCATTTCAGAGACTTGTATATATGCACTTCGTATATAAGTTAACTACAGGGAACAGCTATATTAAATGTGCTATACCAGGAGCTTTTCATCATCTTCGTACTCCGATATACAAGAAATGCCGGAATTACTGGGTATTACCACCTGATAAGGTAAATATTGTGCTAAAGAATAATATTCCTCTTTTTGGAGTTGCTGAAAAGGAGGATATTATAGACTATTATCAGCTTCAGTGTGGTATGAATTTCACTGAACAAATAGATCCATGTGTTATTTTTCACGATCAAGATGGAAATGCTGAATTCAATGGGAATTATTTTATAAAGGGGCATTCTATACTTAATTCAGTAAAAATGGCTATTGATAATCTTATTCCTGTATATAAGGCGAGAAATGTTATTTATGTAAAACGGGGTGCTCTTGGTTTTGTTGTTTCTGCGATGAAAGATGAAACAGGAACGTTGGCCATGCAACCAGAAGAGAAAAAGGAGCTTCTGGAAGAATATGATAATAACTATGGTGTAGACGGTACCAAGTTCCCTTATGCTGTAAGTAGCATCCCTATTGATTTCATCCGTACAAGCCTAAGTATTCAAGAGTTGCAGCCATTCGAGGAAACTTTAAATGATGCTATTATGATCGCCGGAGCTTTAGGAGTACCTTCTGTTCTTGTTCCTCGTAAAGACCAAAGTACATTTTCAAATCAAAAAACGGCAGAGAAAACGGTATATACTTCTAAAGTTATACCAATGGCAAAACGATTCTGTGAGGAAATAACACAGATGTTTGGCTACGACCGTGATGGCTATTATATAGATGTTGATTACAGTCATGTTGACTGTCTGCAGGAAGGTCAGAAAGAAAAGGAAGAAGTTAGTACAATTGTTTCTGAACGTGCCATGACAGAGTTTATGAATGGTGTTATAACCTTGAATGATTACAGGGCACGTATTGAAGAATGTAAAATCGAGATTCCTTTATTTGATAAGCTACTTTATGAGATGTCAAATGAGGAACGCGAGATAGTAAAATCAATTATTAGTATAACTAAAAAAGAAAGTAACAATGGACAAAGAGTTGAAAAGCCTTCAACTGAAAACGAAGGCAAATGATGTTGATGAAGAGAAGGGGATTGTTACGATTGCCGTAAATGGAATCGGTGTTGAAGATTCACAGAAAGAAACATCTGCGAGTGGTTCGTTTAATAAAACGATTAATGAGTTTTTCTTGAAGCGTGGAAAGCATTTGCTTGACCATGATAAAACGAAACTTATAGGTTGCCCTATTGAAGCGAAAGAAGAAAACTATAATCTTGTGGTTGTATCCAAAATGAATCTAAACAAACAGATAGCAAAAGAAACTTTTGAGGACTATAAGTTATACGCTGAATGTGGGAAAACACTTGAGCACTCGATAGGAGTAAAGGCTATTCGAAGAGACAAGGATAATCCCGGTCTTGTTTTGGAATGGTTTTTGGGCGAGGTTTCAACTTTGCAGGCATGGGGAGCCAATCCTCAAACTTTCTTAGTTGGTATCAAGAGTGATGATTCCCTTGATACACAGCGTTCCAAATTAACGGCTTCTTTAGAGTTGATTCAGAAAGCATTAACAATGCGCTATTCAGATGAGCGCTTAAATGATTTGGATATGAAGTTAGGATTAATAACAAAAGCTCTTACAGGTGAATCTACTATGGTCACTTGTCCGGAGTGTGGGCATAGTTTCGATTATGACCAACAGGCTGAATGTACATTCAGTAACCAGGTACTTGATTTGGCTGCCATGTATCAACGTTGGATAGTTGAAGGTGTAGTAAGAGAGGAAATGGATAAATTAAAACCTGAAATTCGTACTCAGGTACTTGCTGTTCTTGATGCTCATAAAAGTATGAAGGACGATTTACAAGTAAAAAGCATTGAGGATATTGTCAGTTATGTACGTTGTCCTCATTGCTGGAGTAGAGTCTATAGAACTATGATTGCTAAAGTTGCAGATACCAAATCTGAAGATCCTGTTGCGCCGTCAAACGACACCCAACAGGGAGTTAAGGAAGAGGGAAAAGAGAAGCACGAAACGAATCTCTCACTTGCTGCAAAAATTGGCTCATTATTATAAAATCAATTTAACCTATTGTAAAATGAAAAATTTTATTAAAACTGTAATGGGATATAAATCCCTTTTGTTATTCGCTGTCATTGCGATTGTTGGTATTGTTCTGTATTTCTTTTGTGGAGATTCTACATTAGGAGTACTTGTTGCTACTCCTATTCCTTTGATTAGCTTTGCTAAGAATGAAAAAGATTTAACCGATGAGGAAAAATCTTTGCTTGGTACAATCCAATTAAAGTGTAAAGAGGTTTGCGATGAATTTGTAGGTGGTTTGATGGATAAGACTGCAATAGAAGCCAAGTTTAAAGAGATTTCAGACAGTCTTGCTGATACCTTAAAAGGATTACCCAACTTCGATAAAATACAGGAATCGTATAGAGAGCAATCGGAAAAGGTTACTGCTTTAGCAGAAGCATTTGATAAAATCAAAGAGAATGGTGGTATCCTCACTTCTGTTAATGCTGTTGAGAAGGCTGTTGGAGATTTCCTCGATACCCCTGCTTGCCAAGGATATTTCAGCGGTCGTGAAAAATCTTCTGGTAGTCTTAATCTTGATTTGAAAGGCTTGGTTTCTGTTTCGAATAGTTCTAATACTCCGTTAAGTAATAACCGTTCAACTGGGCGTGTTGTAACGGCAATTCATGAACAGAAATTAAACCTTCGTGATTTGATGCTCGTAGAAACTGGCGATCCTGCTGCATTGTCTATTTCTTACGAACAGGTCTATGATTTCGACCGTAATGCAACAGTAGTATCTGAAAATGGTATGCTTTCAGAATCTTCTTTGAAGTTTAAGGAAGAGTTTACGAACGTAAGACGTGTCGGTACCCATATGAATCTTTCAAAGAGATTGTTGAAAGCAAAGAGTTATGTCGTGTCATTCATTCTTAACCGCCTTCCATTGTGGGTTAAAACGGCAGAAAACTTCCAAATCCTGTTCGGTGATGGCTCCGGTGATAACTTGAAGGGTATTACCACTTACGAAGGAGTTGAATGTGTGTCTAAGTTCATCAGTGGCACATATACTACTATTGCTGCCGGTGCTATCGAATCTATTGAGAAAACGACTAATGGTAGAGCTGTAATCGTTCTTGCTGCTGCAAATGATAAGATCATTGATAATATGAAAGTTACTTTTGCCGGTGCTACTGTTGAGACTGGTTTGAACGATACTTTCACGATTCATAAGATGAATGATCGTAAGTTTGCAATTGATTTCGATTATCAAGGTACCGAAGAATCTATCAATAAGATTACTGGTACTGTGAAGAGTGGTATGTTTGGCTCTGTTGAAGATCCTAACTACAAGGATGCTGCAAATGCTATTTTTGCTGTATTAAACTTCGGTCAGTATTACCCTAATGCTTTTGTATTGCATCCGTCTACTGTGTTCACTATTTCAACAGCAAAAGATACTACTGGTAGAGAGCTGAACCTTATCGCAGAAACGAATGGTCAGAAGTCAATTGCTGGTATCCCTATTATTGAATGCAACTCAATGGGAGTTGGTAAGTACTTTGCCGGGGATATGGTGAACGGATGTTCATTGATTGATTACACTGCACTTTCTATTGAGTTTGCCGATGATGTGAATACTAAATTGAAGAACATGACTACTGTTATGATTCAAGAGGAAGTGATGATGCCTGTTTATATGCCTTGGGCTTTTGCTTATGGTGATTTGGACGATGTTTTGAACGCTATTAAGAAAGCCTAAGATTATGGAAAAGTACATTATTACAGGTCAGGACAAAGAACTGACGCGTGTACTTCGCGAGCAACGTATTCGTGTTAGTAGGGGGTTGATAACAATCACCCCCATTTCCGAATGCGGCTTGGTGACAGAAGAAGATGCTCGAAAGACATTGGAATGTATGCTCACAGAGAAAGAAGCGAAAATCGGTGAACTTACTGAATCCATTACGGAGAAAGATAAAGCTATTGTTGAACTGACAGATGAACGTGATACAATGAAAGCTCGTATTGCAGAACTTGAAGCCCTGGTTCCTTCTGATAACAAGAATCTTCCGGCTGCCGATTCAAAAGAATTGCCTGCTGGAGATGCTAAGGAAGTAACTGTTGTTGATGATAAAACCGTTTCCGTGGAAGATGAAAAGAAAACCGGAAAGGGTAAGGCTTCTAAATAACTATTGCCATGTTGATTGATGTTTCATATTTTACGTCAGGTCCCAGGCATATTGAGAATGCTTCGGTCGCTGAAATGCCTTCGCCCCAGTCTCTTGCAGTAAATGAGGTGATAAACGGGTATATCAAGGCATTTCAGACCGAATTTCTTCATACTGCTGTCGGTTTTAGTCTTTCACAAGCTATTACTGATTATTTGGAGATCGTAGAACAGGAAAAAGAGGATTCTTCAGATGAGGTTGATATCTTGGAAAAAGATGAACCTCAATCCGGATATGCACTTTTATGTGAAAAGCTAAGTGAACCGTTCGCCGATTATGTGTTCTTTCACATTTTACGTGATATGAATACACAGGCTACTATCACTGGTCTTGTAAGATTGAAATGTGCTAACGAGTATATATCTCCGATTAAGAGACAGGTTAGTGTCTGGAACAGCATGGTGAAGAAGAATCGGCTCTTTGTAGAATGGGCTATGTCTGATGATTGTCCTTTTACTGGTTTGAAGATTCAAAAGAATCTATTAACTCCCATTAATACTTTCAATTTATGATGTACTTAGATATAACAGAGCTGTTTGAAGAAGTGGTTAAAAAACTTCCTGAAGGTCTTGAAATTCTCTATCCCAATGGGAAGGGGGGCACTAAGGTTGTGAAGTCTCCGAAGTTGAATTACATCTTTGGTAACAGTCAATATATCAAGGACATTTTAGATGAATACAGTCAGTCTACTACCCAGTCAGAAAAGAAATTTCCACTGGTTGCGCTATTTACTCCAATAACTGAAGACAGAGGTGATCCGGATTATTTTTCTAAGACAAAAGTTTCGTTGATTATAGCTTGTTCATCCTGCAAAGAGTGGAGTAATGAGGAGCGTAGAACCACATCTTTCAATAATATTCTCCGGCCAATCTATAAACGTTTGTTGGAAGTATTATATGAAGATTCCCGGTTCGACTGCGACTGTGACGAGAAAGTGAAACATAGTTATTCAGAGAATTATTCGTATGGTAGATACGGAGCCTATACAGATTCCGGTAAGGCTGTGAGCGAGCCCATAGATGCCATAAACATACGCTCGATGGAAATAAAAATTAATAATCTTAATTGTAGAAGAAAATGAGAAAGATTAGAACGTGTAAGGGTTCCCGGATGAATACTGGTGGTTCTGCATGTAGCATTGACTGGAAGAAAGTTAAAGGTGCTATCTTGGCAGAACATGGCGTTAAGCTCCCTGCTGATATTACAGGTGAGAAGTTACTTGAATTATGTCATGCAGACCGTCCCGGACGCATTTACCCCATTTTACCATTCTTGGAGTATGCCAAGAACGGGGGAGAACCACAGGTAAACGCTATTGGATATGGTTCAAGTGAGTATAATGGTTTGAATGCTCAAACAGATACTTTCACATTGAAGAAATTCGATGAGGTCTTAAATGCGCAATTATTGAAGTGTGCTAATAAAGGATGGGATGTTTATTTTTGGAATCAGGATAATATGCTGATCGGTTATAACGATGGTACCGATTTACTTGCTGGTATTCCTATGTCTTCTGTCTATCCGACCGTTACACAATATCCTACCAGTAGTGCCAAGTCTGCAATGACTGTCAGCTTTGCACATGAGGACGCTGAAGAAAGTCATTTGAATTTTGACTACATTCAGTTGGATTTCAATCCGAAAAACTTCGTTAAAGGTTTGATTGATGTTGTTTTTGAGAAACTGGCTTCAGGGAATGCCTATAAAATTATCGAAGTTATTGGAGGATATGACCGTACTGAAGAATTCGGGCAAGTTATTGCTGATGGTGCTGCAGAAGTTCTCAATAATGTAACGTCTGCTTCTTATGCTGATGGTGTTATTACCATTGTTGCGAAAGGGGATGGAGTTCCATCTTTGAAATCTCCATCCGTTCTGTTCAAGAATGAAATCATAGGTATTGAGCAGGCTGTATGAAAGTAGATGGTGTTACATTCGTCGAATCTGCTGTAAAGAGCATGACGAAAGAAGAATTCATTAATGCACACATCAAAGTTGTGTGGAAAGAACTGAAAGAGGCTGATCGCAAAAAGAAGCTCTCTGAACTTCATGATACGATAACTAAGTAATTAACGGGCTGGGGTGTAATTGCAGCCCGGCCCGTTTTATTTTCACTACATGGCGGATTTTGACGAATTATATAGGGTTGTTCATTCTATTTCTTCCGGTTTCAAGGAAGAGGTAGTCAAGTGTATGGAAGAGCATAAGAATGTACTCGTAGACTGTATTCAGGAACAGCTATATTCAGGATTGGACGGTACCGAACACCTCTTGAATCCTGATTATGATACTGATACTTATTTCAATGAGCCCGGCCCGTGGCAAAATCGTGCTGAACAGTATAAACGTTGGAAAGAGAAGATTACTCCGCCGTTAAGAGGTGAAAAACTCTATCTACCACCGCGTCCAGTTGAAGTTCCAAACCTTTTTATCACCGGTACCTTCTATGATAGCATATTTGCCGATAGAATTGATTCCGGGCTCCGTTTCTCAACGAAAGGTTTCACAGATGGTATTTCTATTGAGAAGAAATATGGTGAGCAGATATTAGGAGTTGGAGATACAGCTAAAGAGTATTTCAGTATTATGTATCTCCGTCCCTGGATGGAACGATTCTTCTCTGAATGTGGATATAGATAAAAATGGCTTGTAGTTGCGAGATAAAGAAAATGCAAAGTGAACTGGAACGTGTCAGTGACCTTGCAAAAAAAGCGGCCATTTTAGACGGCTGTATGTATGTCGTCTATCAAAAAGAAGATGGCACCTATGCTTTCGATAAACTCGGAGTTGAGATAAAGGGAACGATTGTAGAATATAGACATTATTTGTAATATGGCAGATTTAAAGTTAAAGGATTTCGTCGATGAGAATGATTTGCAGAAGTTGATAGAGTTGGATAACACTATTGAACGTGTGAGAGGTGATTATGCTAATGCTGCAAAAGAACTAGCGAAGGGATTGAAGATAAATGTGGAGGGCATTGAAGATTTAGAGAAAATATCTTCAATGTATAATACTCAAATAAAGAAAGCGGCTGATGCGAGTACTCAATTGGCTGATGCAGGTAGGAAACAAGAAGAGATTATTAATAAGGTTACGGCTGCCATTGACAAAAATGTCGTTGAATTAGAAAAAGAGAATGCTCGAAAGAAAGAAATATATCAAATAGACCAAGATGCCTTGGGTATAGCGCGTAGTATTCTCGGTACCAGGGAGCAGAATATAAAACGTCTGGTAGAACTAAACACTGAACTCAAACAAGTGTCGGAAGCGCAAAAACAACTTAATGAGAAAGAAAAAAGTGGAATAAGTAACACTCAACAGTTGTCTGTAAAGCGTCAGGAGCTAATTGAACGGGAACGTACCTTGAAAGCTGCTAAATCAGAATTAAATATGATCCTTTCCAATGAGGAAAAGATGATGCAAGCTGCTGCTGGAAGTTATGCTCAAGTTTCCTTGCAATTGGAATTGATGAAAAAGGCATATAAGCAGATGAATGAAGAAGAGAAGAATAGTTCTACTGGACAAACTCTTTCTACTGTAATTAAAAATACAGATACACATTTAAAAGAACTATCTGCTGGTATGGGCGAGTTTCAGCGTGAAGTCGGTCACTATGAGAAAGCAGAAGGTAAATTAACGCAAACACAGAGTGCCGGTAATGCAATACGTAAGAAAGTTGTATTAACAGAGGAAGGACGTTTAAAGCTTATCCGTTCTGCCATCATTCTTACCAATCAAGAAGTTCATAGTCGTTCACAGGCAAAAGAAATGAATAAACAGCTTCAAAAGGCTGTCGATGTTCTGAAAGATACGGATGAAAACTATAT